CGACAATACGGCACACGCGCTGCAATATCAACTTGGCATAGCTGGTCAACGTACCGCAACCGGGCGATTTTCCGGTCATACCTCCCAAGCGGCGCACGTTTTATCACAGCTTTTATCTGTTCTGCATTAAGCCCTTGCAACGCTGGCGGAAAGACTATGCGAGCCGCCGCCACGGGCAGCACCGAGCCAGAAAGGCTGCGGCAACTCTCCAGCGTTGCGCACCATATTGCCAATGCTGGCAAAATGGTGACGTTTTGTCACCGTTTCGCCGTCAAGGCGGACTTCATTCGTAAAAATGGCCTGTTTTAACCAATGTCGTGCGTATGTAGTGCTACTCATAGTCAAAACCTCACTGATTTTGCAGTGCCGCTTTCATGCGGTCAAAGAAAAACTGAATCACGGTGCCGATGGTCTCATCTGTGATGGCCCAGCTGATAAGTCTGCCCCACTTGCTGGCGCTGAGGGCCGTGCGGAGCATCTTGACGACCCACGCCTTGCGTTCTGCGCCTCTCTTGGTGCCCTGAATCTCGTGCTCTGCCTGCTCGATCAGGTCAAGCACGGTGCCCTTGACAGCCGCACCATAGCCCAGCCGGATGCAGCCAAGGGCGTAGAAGATGAAGCCGCCCAGCATGAGCACAAGGGCCACAGGGGTGGGAAGCGCGGTCAAAAGGTTATGAATCGATTCCATGATTGGTGACTCCTTTCAAAAGATAGTTGTCGATGTCGGTGCGGCTCTTCTGCATTCCCTCGCGGTTGTTGCCGGACAGCTGCGCGTCCAAAAGGTTGCGCACCCCGTTGAGGGTAAGACGGCTCACCTCGTCGATTTCTTCAAAGCGGCGCAGGTCGCGAGCGAGGGCTTGCGTGTGCTGAAGCTGGCCCTGCTCTAAGGTGCCAATGCGCTTGTCCAGCTCATCCATCCGCTTGTTCTGCACGTTGTCCGGCTCCTGCGCTTTTTTGATGTACTTGTGAATGATTTCCAGCACCTTGTCGATAGTGATGGCCGCAGCACACAGGCTGCCCAGGATGCCCAACACCCACAGCAAAGCTTCTTTTTCGGTCATTTGCCCTCCCGGAGACGGGTCAGACCCTTCTTGCGGATGACACGGGGGTAGTTGATCTCTGTAACGTCGAGGTCCACCGGCCCGTTGATGCCCGGCACAGTGCCCTTGCTGGTGTGCTGGTGAGCGTTGTACTTAAAACTAACCTTGGGGGTCTTGCCGGTGTAGTCGGCCAGCCATACGTCCCACCGTCCTGCAAGCCTTGCCATGTCCAGATGGACGTTGGCGTAGCTCGTGTAGGTGTAGAGCTGGGCGAAGAAGCCCATCTTCTCAATCTGTTCCAGATGGTAGGCTGCCAGATTGGATAAGTCCCCATAGGGCATCCCGGCAAGGCTCGGCGATTCCAGATCCAACGCCACCGGCATGGTCAGTTCCTTGCCCCGCAGTGCCTGCCGCAGTAAAGCCAGCTCTTCGTCAGCCAGCTTCTCGCAGGAGGCGTTGGTGTAGTAGTACACGCCCACGTCCAGCCATGCCGCTTTTGCGTTGGCATAGTTGTCCTCGAAGGTGGGGTCGATGTAGGGTACACCGTTGCGGCTCCCTACGGCCCGCAGCATCACGCCTTTGTAGCCCGCCGCTTTTACCTGCGCCCAGCCCTCCATTTTGATTTTTCCCTGCCACCGGCTCACGTCGATGTAGCGGTAGGGCCGCGCACCCTTCCAGCCCGGCACGGTGTCCACTGTGGACATTTTTTCAGGAGCGGGGGCGTCCGGCTCCTCTGCCTTTTCTCCGGCAGCGTGGGAGAGGGCCGCCAGCAGCTTGGAGATAAAATCAAAAAGTGTTTTCATCCTGCACCGCCTTACTGCCCGAGGGTTTCTTTGATGGCTTCCAGGTCGTCGGTGGTCAGAGCCGGGTAATCCGCTGCGATATCCTCAAAGGTCTCGCCAGCAGTCAGACGGATGCGGAACGCCCGCACCATGATGCGAAGTTTTAATGCGTTCAAAGTCTTCATAGTTTTAACCTCCAATCAAATCGGCCATCATGAGCACAAGGTCGTCGTTTGCCGCTTCCAGAGCGTCCATGCGCCCCGGCACGGCTTCCAGCTCTGCCTTTTTCTTCGCTTCGGCGGCAGCGGCTTCTTCTGCCTTTTTCTTGGCTTCAGCCTGCGCAGCCAGCTCCTCAGCAGTGTACAAGTGGTATACCTGCACCTGCTCTTCTTCGTCCCAAGCGTCTTTTGCCTCTATGCCGGGCACATCCACCACCTTCTGCACGTCCTTGCCACCGTTGGGGTACTCGGCAAGGGTTTCGTAGTGGCTGACTTCTTCCACGCCTGCCACAGCATCGTGGTGGATGGTCTGGGTCTCGGGCTTGAGGTAGCCTTTCGTCAGGTCGGGGCTTTCAATGGTGTTGCCGTTGGTGCCAATGATTTTCACGGTTATACGCTCCTTTCGTTAGGCAATGCGCTTCCATACGTACATGGCGATGTAGGGGGGCATATTGTTGTGAGATTGAGAGTCGCCCTTGTAATCAGTGCAAATGCCATCAGTGCAATCCTCGTTCGAATACTTCAGCTGAATACTTCCAACATTTCCACCTCTGCCGTTAAGGCCGAGTTTTTGGTCTGAGAACCACATTACATGGTCGTGATTGTGCCTTGGCATTTCGTGGATAGTCAGTGTGTGCGTAGCCTCTCCGCCCGTACTCCCCGCCGCGTAAGTATCACCAGCGGCCAGAATAAATCGGTCTTTGATTTGCTCCCATGTGCCACCGAAAAGGCTTGCCGGGCTGGTAGCTTCTGCGCTCATGTACAGGCTGCCTACAGGGTAGACATAGTTCAGTAGTGCTGCCGCAATAGCCTTTGCTGCCTTCTGTGCGTTGTTGACCTGCCTCATCAGGTAGTTGTACCCGTGCTGGTTGTCCAGACCCGCCTCAGCGCCGGTCGGGGCGATGATCTGGCCGGATGTCCAATTTTCCGGGAGATCAGCGGGAAGAGGAATGTTTTTCAGGATATCATCCGCCATAAAGCAATGTCCCCTCCTTGAAGATAATGGTGTGTTTGAACTTTGTTCTGGATGTGGTTTCGATGCTAACATCGTCCTGTGTGAGGGCGGCTCCGAACGCATCTTGTGCGGAGATGTCAGAGACTTTTGTGATCTTTTCCGATGGCAGAAGCTCATACTGCAGCGTGACTGCCGCATCGGAAAGGATCTTTGCGAGGTTCGGAACGGTATAATCGCCGTTCAGCTGCACTATGTTGATGTGATCTGCCAGGTACGAGGCTAGGCTTGCCAGGAACAGCGGGGTCACAGATGCGGAAGCGGGCGCGGCGGCCGTCACCGGGACAAAATAATTTTGTCCCGGTGACGCAAAGGCATCTTTGCCCAAAATCCAACTGCCCAGAAGATAGTGATACCGGCTTCCGTTTGCCAGCACGGTGTCCGCGCCCTCCAGAATAGAGAGATTTACGTCCACGTCCGTTTTTTCAGTAACGCCAAAATAGCAGTCCGAGGAGTACAGCACCTCTCTGGCATCGTTCAGTATCTCGTAGTGCGTGACGGTCGGAGTGTCCGCCATCGGTTCCACGGACGCTTCCAGCTTCAGGTTCTCACCCGCGATCATCAACGTTTCAGAACCCACCTGCAGTGTCGCAGATGCAATGACGCTTTTCAGCGGCTTCACGGTCGTTGCGCGGTTGAGCCGTGCTGTCGTGGCAAGCTCTGCCGCCTTGTGGGCCACGTCCAGAAGAAGCGTCCGCGTCAGTGTCGGCGATGCAGCAGCCTTTGCGGTCGTCCATCCTCCGAGTTCGGCAAACGGCTTTTTCCCAAGGGACCAGCCGCCCAGGCGATACTGGTAATCGTATTTCTGCACATCGACCTGCTCTGTGATCAGGATCCCGGTCTTGAGGTACGGCATATTGATAAAGACGATGTGAGCGGGCTTGATCTGGTTGATCAGGTGCGTCACCTCGTCGTAGTACGACTGGTTCTTTGCGCTCGTCGCAAGCCTCAGCTCGTATAGCGGGTATGTGATGGAGCACGTCCATCCACCCGCGCCAATCAGCTCATCCAGCTTCTGATACAGAAACCCCAGTGTGTAGGGCGGGCGGGTCGCAATGCGGGTCATTACACGCTGCCGGCGGAATTCCAGAGATTCCTTTTCCGGGATAGCTACGATGTGAAACACCTTTTCCCACTGTGCAACGGAATCTTCGTCCATGGTCTGGAAAAAGAAGTTGCTTTGGCCCCCTTCTACGGAACCGGCCAGCAGGTCAAACTCCGCTTTTTCAGCAGTACAGATCTGCTGATAGTCCTGCACTTCCCGGTAGATGGGCGGCAACAGCGGCAGCAGGTCGTGCGAAAGATCAAGCTTCATGCAGCGTCACCGTCCCAACCACAGGAACCTGCTGCTGTGCGCCGGTTTCTGTCAGAATCAAATCGTCCGCCGCTCCGTTCAGCTGGACGTTTGTCACGTTTACCACGCCCTCTGCCGTGATGATGGCCGCAGATACGCGGGCCGTGTAGACGTTGGCGCTGTATTCAATGCCGGTCTTGCTGATATTGGTCGCCCAGCTTTTCCGTACATTGAGCAGATATGCCTCCAGCGCCTCCCGTACCGCGGTGCGAACTGTATCCAGCGAGTAGCTGGGCAGGAGCGTCACCGATGCGGTGACCGAAACTTCCAGCTTCTCCGGGGCCGTGATCGTTACCTTTGCACCGATGGGCGCAAGACCGAGCCCCTGCCCGGAGTTCGGGACCGGGTCGATGGCGTTCTGAATGGTCTGCACAAGGTCGGTGGATGCAGGAAGCCAGTCCGCCCCCAGAACGGAGCAGAGCACCGTGCCGCCGCCTCTCCATGTCGGGTAGACCTGCACAGTGCCCACGCCGTCCAGCTTTTCGATCTCCTCCACGTACTGGGCCACATTGCCGCCAAAAGAGCGGCTGTTCAGTGCCGCCTCAATACGGGCGCGGAATTCGTCATCGGTCTCTGTCTCGTCTCCGGGTGTCAGGATATCCGAGATCCGGGCAGAAGTCAGGCCCTGAATGGTGTCGATGGGTAAGATAGGGCCGGTGTAGTCGTTGCCGATGGTGCCGGGTGTTTCGGCCAAAAGGCGGTAGGTGTGCCCGGAACCCAGAGCGGACAGCGCAATAAAATTGATACTGTCCGCGCCGTTGATGGTAGAGAACCGGCTGCCCAGCGGGATATCCATATTGAACTCGCCTTTTCGCACCGCCGCTGTGGCCTGCTTGCGGGTAACGCTGGCGATGGGGGCCAGCAGATCCAGTGCACTGCCAGTGGCTGTCTGAAAAAATGCCTGCCTCTGCACCATGTTCAAGGAAAGGAAGAACCCCTCAAAGACATAGGCGGCGGGAGAAAGAGCTGTTGGGATTGGGCTTGTGTCCCGCTTGTCGTAGTCGTCCGGGATCTGAGACAGCATATAGTCCAGAATGGCCCGGTACTGTGCGGTAGAAAAATCGATCATGCTGCGGTGTTCACCTCCGTGCTTGCCTGCATTTCTCCGTAGATCGTGGAGACAGTAAAAGATGCTGTCAGGGCCTGTCCCTGCACCGTGTAAGAAAAGTCCTTCACGCCGGTCACCCGGTCGTCCACGGTCAGGGCCTCTTCCAAGCGGCGCTGCAGCTCGGCAGCCACATAGCCCGGGTCTTGCCCCAGCAGCCCCTCCCACTCCATGCCGCTGTAAGAGCGGAAGATCTGCCAGCGATAACGTTCCACGTTCAGAATGATATTCACGGCCTGTTTTACAGCCTCGTACCCATCGCATTCCCCGGTGATGCGGCCAGATGTCTGGTCAATAAACCAGGTTCTGGACGGCTGAGAAACGTACTCCACGCCGCCGGAAAGGTCGATGGACGCGCCTGTGGGCAGCGTAGCCATTACGAATCACCTCCGTACACCCGCGAAAGGATGATGAACTTCTGCCCGCTCTGAACGCGGAGCAGCAGCACCTTGTCGCCCTTTTCCAGTGCCCGGTTGAGGAGGATGTATTTCCCGTCTTCGCTCAGTGGCAGAGGTTTCCCGTACTCCCAGCCTTTGATATCCTCGCTCTGTACATCGCCGCTGGCCCCATCGGAAAGGGTGGAGTATTCAGTGTAGTCGTTGGGGTTGGGCTGCCCGGTCTCCCCATGTACACCCGTGTGGGTGTGGGGAAACTTGTGCCGGTGTTTGAGGAGCGGGAGCTTCTTCTCCACTACGGGCTCCGTCAGGTAGAGCACCTCTTTTTTCAGGGTGTCCATCGCCTCGCTGATCTTGATCTCCAGATCTCCGTTGGGCGGAGCGTTGACCACGGTGCCGATCTGCAGGTCTGTAGGCTGCCCAGCATCGTTGATCTGCCGGCTGATCTCCTGCAATACTTCCAGTAAATCCACTCTTCTCCCTCCTTACAGTGCTTTTGCTTCCAGTTCCATGGTGTGTTCGTCATTTTTGAAGGTGTGCTCCACCTTTTCCAGCATGACATACTGTTTGAAAGGCTCGCCGTCCAGATCAGACAGGTTCACCAGGATCAGCGCCCCGGCCCGCAGGCCCGGAATGCCAAGAGAAGAGAACTTGAGCTGCTGCAATACCCGGTTGTAATATTCCAAGCTCACTTTCGCCTGTTCCTTTACCTGAGCGTCGTTGGCAGCCTCGTCCACGGTCTGATACAGCTGCAAAAGGCCCCACTTCCCGATGTGTTCCGAATCCTTCATCACGAAAACATCCGCCTTTCCCGTCTCCTGATTGGGCCGGGCCAGCTTGATGCTGTTGTAGGTCTGGGTGTCGATGGAGGAATCGAAGGTATAATTCGTCATCAAGCTGTAATCACCGATGACGATATCGGTTTTCAGATCGTTGGCCTCTTTGAGGGCCAGTCCGTCGCCGGAATCGTAAAACACATAGACCTTGCCGGTGTTGAGCAGGGTTTTTTGCACCGCGGTGTTGATGATGTCGATGCATCTTTTGTCCTGCATAATGAGAGAGGGGAGCTTATAGCCAGTGTCCGCCAGTTCCCCCACATCCAGCTCAAAGTCTTCCGCGATCTGCTTGATGATGTCCCCGGCACTTTGGCCATAGAACGAATAGCTGGCCTTGGCCTTGAGATACCGGATGCGGTCATAGCAGACCACGTCCACCGGCCCCCAGCGGTCAAAGCCCCGGGTGAACACCCAGCCGTAAAACTGCAGCTGACCATTCACAGAAAATCTGATCACGTCTCCCTCTTCCAGCTTGGATTCCGGGGTGCGAAGATAGGTAAAGGTCAGTTTGCCCGGCTGGCCGGTGCGCTGGGTAGACCAGACCACCTGCGTGGTGCTGTTCGTCAGGTTCAGGGTGTTTCCAGTGGCTTTCTGAGCGGCCAAAAGCTCATAGGTCATCCTTCCACCTCCTGCAGGCTGTTCTCCGGCATCCAACCCAGCACAGTGCCGCCGGTGTCTGCCACGCAGACGGGGCAGGGCCGGGAGCGGTCGATGATGCGCCGCACCACAACGATCTGGCCATGGATGCTGGTCAAAACTTCCTCTCCGCTGCCGGTGCCGTAGACTTTCCCGGTGGCTTTCCGTCTGGCCCCCACAACAAGCTTGTCTGCGGGGGTGCTCCTGGTGGGGGTCAGGGAGAGCTTTACAGCGCCTGCGGCATCTACCGCAGTGCTTACCGCCGTAGCTGCTGAAACGGCCCGTGCGGCCACGCTGGCCACGTCAGAGATGATGCTGGCCGGGGAAAAAGTCCCGGTCTGGCCAGCGCCCTGCACAACGGCCCTCTGCGGGGAGTAATCCTTGTACTCGGTCAGGCTCAGGTCAAAGTAGAAATCCCCCGTCTCCGCGCCGCGCTCCTCTGCCTTGAAGCTGGTAACGAGGCACCGAAAGCCCAGACTCGGCCCCAGGAACGGTACACCGTTCTCATAGAATCGGACGGGCGTGTAGACGATGGGGGATTTTTTCTTCATGGCGGTGGTGAAGAACGCCATATACACCGCCGGTGGTAAATGAATGCCGGTCTGGCCCGGAAGCCGCCGCCCGGGCAGCAGGCCCGAAATGGACACGGTGCGCAGGTTCGGCGTGCGGGGCTGCATGATAGGGCCAAGGCCCAGCACGTTATAAGTTCCGTTGTCGGCGGAAAGGGTCTCTGGTAGCTTTTCCGGGTTGATGGGCAGAGCGATCACCGTTGCGCCTCTGGAAAAATAAAGTTTGTACAGGGACATCTCTTTCTCCTTACTGCACGGTGACGGTGCTGCCTGCGTTCATCAGATCCACCAGAACGTCCCGCAGGGTGTCTGCCAGATTTCGGGCATCCTTTTCGGTGTTGCCGGTGTTCTGCCCCTGCACGGTGATCATGGGGGTCTGGCTTGTCAGGTTGACGTTATTGACGTACTTGCGCTCCGCCACATCCACCAGCATCTTGATCTGCTCGTCGGACAGGTCAACGGTCTTTGCAATCTTGCCGGTGTTCTTGTCGATGTTGCCCAGCAGGTCTTTCACGTCTGCCTCCTGCGGAATTTCCAGCTCTCCCGCGCTGGTACTGCCCATAAGGCCGGATTTTCCGAGGTTCGCGCCCCAGTTGTAGCCCTTGGTGTAGGCCTTGCCGAGGTCGATGTTTTCCCAGGGCTTGACCACCTCGGTGTAGCCGCTGGCCCACTTCTCATATTTGCGGTCGCGCTGGAGCTTTGTCACCGTCGCGTTGACGCCGCTGGTCAGGTCCACGGTCACACCGGGGATCTTGTTCAGCAGGCCCTCCAACCCCTGCGCGATGTTCTGCAGATACTGCATCACCGTGATGGCCATATCGTAGAATGCGATCTTGACCGCCGCCAAGGGGTTGGTGAAGACGTTGGCAAGGAAATTGACGAATGCCGCAAAACCGTTCTGCCACGGAACCAGAACACCGTTGAAGACAAATGCGCCCAATGTAGCAAATGCTCCGGTAATGAGGCCCGTGGCCGAGATGGACGTCCCGGCAAAATGGTTCAACGCCGCGATGCCCGCGTAAAAGGCAGCCACCAGCACCAGAACGCCCACCGCCGCCAATGCCGCAGGGTTAGCCGACATCACCGCATTAAGGAATGCCTGCGCGGCCGCCGCTTTTTCGGTAGCAAAGGTGAGGATGTTCGTCCAGTTGGCCGCGATGAGCATCACACCGAAGGCGGTGCCCAGGCTGACCACGATGGGGCCGATGGTCTGGATGTTGTTCGCCACCCAGTTGATGGCGGCGAGCAGCGGATCCATGGCCCGGATGGCCATGTTGGAGGCTGCCGTCCAGACCTGCGCCCAGGTCATAGGCGTTTTGGCAAACTCCGCGTTGGTCTCTTCGGCGGCAGAGAACAGGGCATTTTTCACGATGTCGGCTGTGATCTGGCCCTGAGAGCCCATATCACGCAGCTCGCCCACGCTGACTTGCATATAGTCTGCAATGGACTTCGCGAGGGCAGGAGCCTGCTCCATAACGCTGTTCAGCTCGTCACCGCGCAGAACGCCAGATGCAAGCCCCTGTTCCAGCTGCAAAATTGCCGCCTGTGCCGAAGCGCCGGAGGCCCTCGAGAGGGCCAGCTGTTTGTTCAGCTGCTCCGCAAACTGGACGATCTCCTTGGAGCTGTTGAAGGCGTCGCCCGCCATCGTGCCCAGCTGGGAGACCAGGCCCATGGTGTCCATGAAGTCGCCGCGGGAGCGCATGGATGCCGCATAGACCATATCTTCCAGTTCTTTGGTGGTTTGCAGGCCGTCGTTCATTCGATCGAGCCGGGCACGGGACGAAACCAGCGTGTCAGACAGGTCCACGGCCTTTTTCAGGCCCTGAATGCCGACATAGGACGCGGCCAGCCGGAGAACCGAAGATGTCAGGGAGTTGGTGACGCTTTGCGCCATATTTTCCTGCTCCTGCAGCCGCTTTGTAGCGGCTGCCGCCTCATCTTTGGCCGATGCCGCCACACTGGCAGCGTTTTCAGCTGCTTTCATGGATTGGGTCAGGGTCTGCTGCTGCGTTTCCAGCCCTCGGATGGTTGCGCCTAATTTCTCGGTCTGGGTGTCCAACTTTTTGAACGCTTCCGTGTTCTGCTGCCCAGCGGCTACCATTTCTTCCTGCTGTGCCACATACGATTCAAACTTTGCATTCGCAGAGATCAGCTGCCGAGAAACGCTGTTCAGAACAGACTGATAGTTCTGGGCTGCGGTTTGTGCCGTTGTGGTAGAGCTTGATGCTCTCTGTGCGGCCTGAATGTATGCACCAAAGGAAGAGGAAAACCGATCCTGAAGGACAAGCGTTTCTTGAATTTTAGCCATTTCGTCCCGCCTCCTTCATCCGCTGGGTCTCTTCTCTGCGCTTTTCCATGGAGCGCAAAGCAAAAGCCCTGACAAGCGCCTTTTCACGCGCCGGCAGGGCATCGTACTTGCCCGGGGGCCAGCTGAGGTTATCGAAGCAGTAGTATGCCACCAGCACGTCGATATCCCAACTTCCCCCGGTTATCAGTTTTTTGCCTCTTCGTCCAGACTCTTGTCAAAGCCGGAGAGCTTGCTCACTGCATCGATCAGGCGCCCAAACTCGCCAGCCAGAAGCATCTTGCCGGGAACCTGAACCGGGTCTTTGGTGCCGTAGGTCTCACACAACTCCGCGCTGCGGAAATCAGGAAAAATCGTAGCTTCCACGATAGTACGGGCACTCAGCTCGTTGGCATCAATGGAATCCTGCCACTGGCCGTCCACCTTTTTCTGCCGGGTGGCCGCTTTGATGATGGCAGCGTTCTCCTCCTGGGTCAGGGAGCGGATCTTAAAGGGGACAGGTTTGCCGTCCTCACCCAGAAAGCGCTTGGAGATGATGACCTCTTTTTCCTCGCGGGTCACAGCGGGATGCAGAAATGCAGAAAGTTCGCTCATAAAAAATACCTCCTAAAATCAGTTGCTGCCAAGGTTGGCGGGGTCTCTGAATCGTTCCAGCGGCTTGACGCTGGTATAGCTGAAATTGAAATCGTAGTTCAACATGGCCTCCTCGTCGTCCAGAATGGACAGCGGGATATCGCCGGTCAGTACGCAGCCGTAGTAGCCCATCACCTGCGCGCCCTGGCTGGCCGTGGGGTCCTGGTTGGTGATGGTAATGTCAAACATGTCCTGCACGCCGTTCTCGATGTAGTTCAGCACCATATCGGTAAACAGGTTGGAGCCGTTGGAGCCGAAATAGACGTTGCCGGTGCCGGTCTGAGTGACACCGTTTGCCTTTTTCTGAACCTTTCGGGTGCCGATGGTCTTCATGTCCGAAGTCTGAATGCCCGCGATGGTCTTGATGTTCCGCATACCTGCGGCTTCCAGAATGCGGCCGTTCCGGGTGATGGTGATCTTGCCCTCCGCACCGTTCAGGGTGTCCTGAGCCATTAAATAACTCATCTTTGTTCCTCCTTACGCCACATCCAGAGTGATATAGATCTTGTTGGTGCTGCCCACGGCCTCGATGGCCAGAGTGATGAGCACGGCATCCTTTGCCTCGCCCGCTTCCACGATAACATCGGTCTCGCCGTCAAAGTTCTGGATGCCGCCAGATGCCTGGATCTGATCCAGATATTTGACGATGGCGCTCTTGTACTGGCGGCGGCCGTCCTCGGTGTTGTCCACAATGCCCACATAGCTCTGGGCGAACTGCTTGTACAGGTCGTTGGCAATGGTGTTGCACAGCCGCATGGTGCGGTTGTAGCGGTACACCTCGCCGATCTCGCTGGTATAGGTGACCAGAGAGTTGATGTCATACTCCACCCGGACGGTGCCGTCATCGGCGTTGAACACGAACTTTCCCGCATTGATGGCATCCACATACTGGTTGTGGGTCATCTTGGGAGAGATGTCCACCGCGTTGGGAACGGCGGCATTCGTCAGGTCGTTGGCGTAGGTCGCGCCGGAAAGCGCACCGCCGACCCACCAGACGGCTTCCTTCGGGGTCAGGGTGGTACCATCGTTCATTACCAGACCGCTGCACACGTTGACGATAAAGCGGGTGTCAGGGTTGGTGGCATTGGCTTCCACCAGCTGAGAGAAGCGGCCCACTTCGGTGTTCACGCGCTTGATAAAGGTCTCCATTGCGGTCTTTACGGTAGCATCCTCGCCGTCGTACAGCATGGAATCGAAGTTGTAGGGCTCGATGTTCGTCAGGTAGGAGCTGTATGCGGCAGAGTTCACCTCGCCGTCCTTTCCGCCGGAAAGCTGGGTGCCGACATTTGCAGCCAGAGTGCCCGTGCCGCTGAAATCAACCCAGCTATTGCCGGTCAGGTCTGCAACGGTCTTACCAGTCTGCTGATCCTTCACCACACCGTCAACGACCGTGGAGACCTGGAAACTGCCCTCGGGGCTTGTCAGGGCGGTGACGATCACAACGATGTCGTTGCCTCGGGAGCCGGGGTATTTTGCGGTAGCCGTCAGCGGGGCGATAGTGCCGGCGGCCTTTGCGCTGTCCGCAGCGGCCGGTCGGTAAAGCAGCAGCTTGGTGGGTGCTGCGGTGCGGTTGGAGCCGCTGAAGATCATGGATGCAAAGCGATTGTGTGCGTCTGTGATGTCGTAGCCGGTATAGGGAGTCAGGTCTTCCCCGGCGTCGATCTCCATCACCTTGCCAACGGGACCCCAGCTCATGGGTTCGCAGATCGTGGCCTTGCCGCGGTCGCCAACGGTCAGATTCTGCTGGTTCTTGGAGCGAAATTTGAAGTAAATGCCGGGCCGCACCTTGTTCTGTACAGTCCAGGTTCCGCCTGCTGCCATAGGGTGTCACTCCTTCCAAAATTCTTTCACAGCGGCCTCAGCCTCTGCGAGGGTATAAAACGGTTTGTGTAAAACAACAGCCAGAAAATCCGGCTGATACCCCGCGAAACGCGGGTCTTTCAGCAGCACTTCCCGGCTGTATTGGGTATTATTCTGTTTCATTGGTCTACCTTCTGGTTTACGGTCTGGGTCTGCATCTTCACAGCGTCCACGGGCTTTTTCACAAAGACACGCAGCTCAAACTTGTAATGCAGGCCGTCATCGTCAATATCCGCGCTGCGCTCGTAGGTGTGCAGGAGCTTTTCCGATTCTGTTCCATCGGAGTAGGGAAATGTTTCCATGCAGAAATCGAGCGCCTCAGCGGCTTTGTTGTACTGCTGGCGCAGGTCTGTGAGGTTATAGTCCAGCAGATAGGTCAGGTCGAGCCGGATGGTGCGCAGCCAGCGCCCGCCGGGGTAAGGCTTGATATCACTGCCACGCTGCTGGATAAACATGCAGGGTGGCTCTACGCCTTGCTGTGCAGGGTCTTCCAACATCTGCACACCGGGCAGGAAGGGAGCCAGATACTCCGCCAAAGACCGGGCCAGCGTTGTAATGGTAAAGTTCATTTCAGCATCTCTCCCAGCTTGTTCACGGCTTTTTCTGTCTCTACTTTCACGGTGTGCTTGTATGCCTCAATCCCTGCATCGGACATGTGCAGGCCCTCAACGTAGGTCGTTTTCGTGCCCACCATCATGCCAACCTCGCCCCGGCGGCCCGGGTCGTATTCCAGCATCCCGGTATAGGAATTTGCGTATAGCCCCGGCACAAAGTGCTTGTCCATCCGGTGGCCGTCGTTGACGTAGGAGGCATAATTTGCATTATTACTCAGGTTCGTCACAAGTTCCCCACCCAGAAGTCCATAAGGCTCCGTTCGGCTGTCAACAGCCCACCGTTCCTTCAGTTCCCCGGTGCGGGTATTGGTGCCGCTCAGGCTGTCCGTTGTGGGCGGGGTCTTATCTTGCGCCGCTTCCACGGCCCGGAGGGTGGCATTGCGGGCAACGTCTGCGAGCATTTCTGGCAAAGCAGCTTGCGCCGCTTCCAGCTTCTTGATGTACTCTTGCAGGTTCATTTCACACGCTCCTGACTGAGAAGCGTGATCTCTTGATGGGCCAGCCCGGGCAGCACCGCACCGAAGGGCTCATAGTACAGGTCAGGGTCCCCGGCAAAATACCTGGTCTCCTGCAGCGCGTATCCCAGCCGCGCCCCTCTGTGGATCACTAGCTCATCACCGGGCTTGATATCCACATTGATATCGCAGGCCAGCTTGTCCGTTTTCTGAACATTGGCTGCTGTCTGGGTCATCGTCGGGGCCTTGTCCTGGCTGCGGTACACCCGGCACGGAACACCGGAGCGAACGGCCTTCCGTTCCTTGCGGGTCAGATTTCCGTCCTTCACGGTTTCCGTGCGCCTGATCTCCATCAGGTCGGTATACCAGTCATTCCAGTTCATGGGTGCACCTCACATCACAAAAGTTCCGGCCGCACCGATAAAGCGGGCACGGTTTGCCAGCATCTGACCATAGGTGGTGGCGTTCAGGTCGCCCCAGTCCTCTGTTCCTGCGGTCAGGGCGCTGGTGTCATAGGTCACGGAGCTGTCGCCCAGCGTGGCAGACTTCACCACACCCACCAGAGCGCCGGACGCTGCCGCCTGCGCCGGGGTGGCGGTGCTCTCCGCATAGGTGCGCAGCTGCAAAGTGACGTAGTGGGCCACATAAAGCCCCACGGCATAATGCCAGCTATCCAGCCATTTATCAGGCTGAATGCTGACGTTTGCCATTTTCACGATCTCTTCCAGCATCGCATCCGGCAGGTGGCAATTGCCGTCCGCGTCACAGAACTGCGGATATTCTGCCTTGAACTGCTCTGCGGTGTAATTACCCACGCTCTGCCCCAGATTTGCGGCCTGCGCAAGAACGCCCTGGAACTGCGGTTTCATCGTCCAGCACATGGGCAGCCTCCTCAGTTTTCCTGCGGTTCGGCAGGCTTGTCCCAGTCCGCAGTCTTTTTCTTGCGGACGGGCTTGTCTGCGGCATCCTGTACGGCCTTGTCACTGCGGTTCGTGGGCACGATGTCACCATCGGCCACCAGCGCCTTGAAATAGGCCGTCTCTGCCGCCCAGCCCGGCACTTCGACCAGCTGCTCCCGGTGGAGCGGGAAGGTCTGAGAGCCGTCTGCGCTGGGCAGGATGATGTTTGCTTTGGAAAGCACGAAAGCCATTTCTGCCACCTCCTGATCAGATGCCGTCCACGTACAGCATGGAGGTCTGGTACATGAGCTGCACCTCGGATGCGTTTGCCATATAGGCGGTGTCGTAGCAGACATTGGTGACATTGGGGGCGCTCATCACGCGGGACAGGGGCACCAGCTCGTCCGCCTTGACAAAGCGGCGGTTGTTGACATACACCACCATGCGGTCACCGCCGGAAGCACCAGCGCCCTTGACCCAGCGGGTGGGAACGATCTCCAGATCCACGCCGTGGTTTGCGGCCACGTTGTGCTTTTTCAGGAAGTCGTAGATGGTCTCAGTGCCCAGGTCACTCACCATGGTGGTGGTGATGTAGCTGTACTGCTCGTAGGGAATCAGGATGTGGTTGGGAATACCGGCCTCGTCGTACTCGTTGGCAGCCCACACGGCAGTGATGGCATTGTTGATGTCCGTCAGGATCTGCTTGGGGGTCTTGTCGGCCCACTTGGTGGAAGAAGCCGTGCCGGAAGTTGCGGCAGTGGTCTTGGTGACATCGGGGTTGTTGACCAGGCCGGTGGTGGCATACTCGTCGAAACCGATGTAGGTGTTCTGATCCATGTGCTTGTCATAAGCCAGCCGGATGCCGTCCTGCAGCATCTGGTCAAGGCTGCGGCCAATAAAGTTGGCACGCTGCATATCTACGAACATGACACGCAGGGCAGCAGCAAAGACATGGGCTTTGAATGCACCCTTGCTCACGCTGGCTTGCACCACAGGGATGCCGTTGGAACCGCCGCCGTTGACGGCAGAAGCGCCGGAGCCGCCCGCCATGCCATAGGCCACGGACATGGCGGAGACGTAATCGACCCAGCCGCCGCCTACCTCGATGGGAATATCACGGGGATAGGTGACGCTGGTGAGGGGCTTGCGGATCAGCGGATCACGCTTTTCCAGCTCACTGGTGAGGAACGCATTGCCGCTCTGGATAGCAGCCGCGTCCATGGTGGGAGTGCCGCCGGGCAGCACGGCACCGGCGTTGTTTACGGTGAAAGTACCGGCATTGGTGGTGCCGACGTTCTGGAAGTTTGCCATAGTCTAATCCCTCCTATCAGGCGTTTGCACGGGTGAGGATAACCAGCTCGGCCACGCCGTTGGCATCAGCCGCGCCGCCCCACTGGCAGTTGGTGAGTTTGACGGAGTTCCCGGCGGTCTTGTCGTCCGCTTCCGCCTCAAAGCCGCCGACCAGTGCGGTGGCATAGTCAGCGGTCTTGGCAATGCGGACGTAAACGTCACCGCCCAGAGCCGGGGTCCCGCGCTGGCACAGCACGTTGATGCTGCCGCGCTGGAAAACGCTGCAGGCCTCGCCGGGGGCGTATTTGCCGCCGTTCTGGTCAGGATAGACCAGGGCGCTCTTGACCTCGCTGCCTGCAATGCCCGCGAACTGTGCAGCGGTAGTGCCTGCGCCGCCCATCACGATGACCTTGCCGTTGTCATACTTCAGGGCAGTGCCAAAGTTAATGTTTTCGGTGCCGCCAACGGGGCGGGTGTTGACGATCATATCCGGCTGACGGGCATAAGTGCCAGCGAAGCCGTGGGGCATGGTCTTGCCGATAATCTGAGTGTTCAGGGACATGGTTTAGCCCTCCTTCTTCATGTGGGGATTGCGGTCGTTGTAAGCGGACTGGGAAGCCTGGCACAACTGCTCATACCGGTTCTTACCGGATGCGCTGGCGGCAGCGGCGGCGCTGTCCTGCGCAGCCTTTGCGATGGCATCCACGGAGCTGGTGCCCTTGACCTGCTCGATCAGGGTCTTGGACAGAGCATCACGGGTGGCCTTGTCCTGAATGCCGTTGATGATGGGGCGCATGGCTTTCAGCAGAGCCAGGCCGCTGTCATTGGCGGCAGGCTTTGCGCACTCGTCCTCGGAAGGAACAGTGGTGGAACCGCTTTCGTCCTCGTCCTTTTCCTTCTTGTCAGGCTTTTCGCCGGACATTTCAGCGATCACCTTGTCCAGGTCTTCCGGCTCTTTGTCCTCTGCCTTTTTGGCGTTGGCAGCGATCAGCTGATCCAGCTTGCCGGAAAGGTTGTTCAGTGCATCCAGAACCGCGGTGTTCTGGGTGTCAGCGGGCGCTGCGTTTTCAGCGGGGCCTGCATCCTGCGCCGGAACGGCGGGTGCTGCATCCAGCGCTGCGGCAGCGTTCTCCACCATGCTGTCAAGCTCTTCGGGGGCCGCGTTCTTTGCCGCCAGACCGAACAGAGACAGCAAACTCTTGCTCTTGCTCATGTGTTTTACCTTGCCTTTCTCCGCCGGAAGTTCGGCGGCACTGTCTTTTATTGCGACATCACGGCCAGCGCGCCCACGGGGCACAATGGCGATGTGATTGCCTCTGATATGGGTCTGCCGGTATCCTGCGCCGTCTGCCTCGTACTGGCAGTAGTAGCCGCAGGACACATCCCGCATGGCCCCGTTCTTGACCTCGGAGATCAGTGTGGGGTCCTTCAGGTACAGATCAGCCACCAGATAATCACCCACTCGGCGCACATTCTCTGCGTGGCCTTTGGAGTAGGCGGCCTGATTTTCCTGCACGATCATCTCCGAGGGGTGGGTGTTGGTGACATCTTTGCCCTCAAAACTGGCAATTGCCGCCGGGTCAAACACATCCTCGGCGCTTCGCGTCACCTGGAGAACACGCTCCGGCATCCCGTCCAGCCCGATCTCCCGGGCCAGATAGTTCTGCGTGCCGGTACGGGCTATTTTGACATCGTGGCAAATTAAAAAGCCCTCCGGCGTTTCCGTCATGTGAGGGCTCAGTTTGCTTCCATAGTACGCAATCAATCGGCATCACCTCCGTTTCTGTATGCGTTCATCCATTTATGATATTTTTCATCATTTGCCAGCTTGTGCCGCTGGAAGGTCTCAAAGGTCTTTGGCACCTTGTCTCCCAGAGCCGTACGGTAATTTTCCCACTGGCGATAATCCCGCAGCCACTTGGAGCGGCCTTGCTCCTTTTTGCGGTAGGCCTCGATCTGCGCCTTGGTGCGCGGGTCTCGGCTGTATGGATTTGTTGTGGGGTCAGAAAAGCGCCTGATCCGTTCCAGTTCTTTCTCCGTCCGCCCGGCGGGTGTCCATGGACGAAGGGCGTGCAGGCAGTTCGGGTGGATGTTCAGCCAGCTGTTCGTCAGGTCATCCGGCCCGGCGGGGTCTACTTTGCCGAACGCATCCGAAAGAGGAGGGAAGTGCGGGTCTTTACCGCTCTTGCTGTATACCCGGCCCTCATACGGAGCGCAGAGGGCACAGGTTGTGCCGTGGGAGCTGATCTGATACAAGTCCTGCTCCTCGTCCTGCGTCACCACAGACAGGATTTCAGCCTGCCGAGACGTGGTGCGGGAGACCATCGTTGCATAGGTGTGCAGGCTCCAATTCCGTCCCGCCTTGTCTGTGAACGCCGTCACGCCCTCCCGGCGCAGAGCATCCACAAAGGCGGGAACGCTCTGGTTCACACCCCTTCCCGCAGCCTGCTGTGCCGCCACCTGCTCCAGACCGATACGTCGGTAAACGTCCGGCTCAGTCCGGCCCAGAAGGGCGCTTTGCAGGGTGGAAAGCGCCGTCATGTTCCCGTCCACCAGCTGGCCCATGAGGTTCATCGTGAGCTTCTGCACGATATCCGTCTGGGTGCTGGTAAGGCTCTGGGCGTTGGTGTAGCCGCGCAGGTGCTTTTCCGCGGTCTCGCCGGGAATCGCCCGGGCCTCCGGGTGATGGACGTAAAACTGCGCCTCGACCATGCGGGGCACATACTCCCATTCATCCGTTTCCAGCTTTCGGAGAATCTCCTGCACCCGTTCCAGCGCGGCCACGGCGTGATAGTCCACAAGCCCCCGGCTGCGCAGGCGGCCGATCTCGTTGATGATATCTGTCTCAGCCTTGAGATAAAGCCGGATCAGGCGTTGCAGCTCCCGCTCAGGGGATGCACGGGCAAGAGTGGGCATGGATTATTCTCCCTCCTCAGTATCTTCCTGCGCATTCCCGCTCATAATCCCTGCCAGCGGGTCGCGCAGGGCGGTCACGTCCTGGTAGGTCTGGCCCTGCTTTGCGGCAATCAGCTCATCGGTCAAGGAGCCGAACAGGCCGGTCTCGTCCTCCAGTTTCTTAAGCTCCCGCATTGCCACGTCTGCATCCAGAAGCCCTGCCTGAAACGCCGCAATGATGACATCGGTCTTTTCCTTGGCAATCGTCGCCGTCTCGCTGGCAGTGGGTGTCCACAGCGGCGGGAACGTTACGTCAAGGTCAAGCTGTTCAATGCCTGCGCTGCGGGCCACCACAGGAAGCAGCTTGTCCAGAATGGGCCGCAGCTTGCTTTCCCGAAGAGTGTCCACATAGTCGTAGTAGTTTTTCAGGTCGCTTTCGCCGGTGGCGTTCATGCCCGCCGGGGAACGGCCAAACAGCTTGGTCATGGGGTAGTGGGACGCACCGCAGAGGTTCAGGCACATGCTCTCGTACACGTCAGACAGGCCTGTAAAGGTGTACTGGGTGTTGCTGATCTTGTTTCCCTGCTCCACCAGCTGCATCCCGAAACTGGAGCGTAGGACTTTCTGAGCCTGCATGGTGTTCCAGAAACGCCGCTGCGCAGCCGGGCTGGACATGGAGAGCAGCTGCTCCAGACCCTTTACCTCCATCGTGTTGACGTTTGCCTGAAAGGTCAGCGCGGCCATGTTGGCGCTTACGTTGTCGTGAGCCACCACGTCATTATAGAGCGCTTCAACCTCGGATTCGCCCCAGTAAAGCTCCGCCTGCCGTTCCAGATCGGGAAGCTCCCGGCCCACGAACCGCACAAGGCGGGAGTGATGGACACGGGCGGCAGTGTGCCCGGCGGCATCGTTGATGCTGTAATACTCCGGGACAAGCTCCCCGCCCTCAAAGGTCAGACCTGCGTCCGGGCTGATGCCATGCCAGCGGTCGAGGATGTACAACCCCCGGAAGCTGCCGGGAAGAATAGCCTCGGCATCCAGCGGGCGGGAAAGGTCTTCCTGCCCGTCAATGAGGATAAGCCCGGCGGCACCTCCATACAGGCGGCCCCATTTCAGGCCAGTGCTCACGCGGTCCCGGAGCCGGGTGGAACGCTCCACAGTCTGGATTGCCTTTCCTTGCTCCGGTGTGGTGCTCTTAAGGTCGTACCACTCTCGCAGCATATCGTCCACCAGTAAGCCAACAACGTTCTGCACCACCCAGTTGCTGCGGTACAGGCTATTCAGCAGAGCGTAATTGTCTGTCATGCGGGTCAGCGGGTATTCCGTTGCTTCCAGCGGGCTTTGGGAGCCGTACCCCAGCGAGAACAGCGGGTTGGAAAATGCGTCCAGCGTGGCCGTCATCGGTTTCTCTGTGCCCCCCGCGGGGCGGTTTTTGTTACGTCTGGACACGTTCGAACCTCCAATCAAATGAAAATCGCACCCTACCTATCGATAAGATGCGATTCTTTGGTTATTTGTTTTTCGGGCTATTTCGTCTGTTTGCACATTGCTCTTTCATTGTGGCCCATCTGCAATTTGACGGCTCATAATTTCCGTCGTTGTCGATTCGGTCGATTGTCAATTTATCGGTATATCCGTTTGACAACGCCCAATCTCTGAAAGCTGTAAAATCGTTCAGCCATTGGTCACACATGCTAATTCCACGTGCACCGTACCAGCGAAATTCTTTGCAAGATGGTGAATAGCATCTTTCTTTTATGTGATGCCAGATTCTGTAAAGCCGTGGCGTATCTCTTCGACCATAATGCTTAACGGATCGCTTTACTGTGGCCTCTTTTCTCAGACAACCGCAAGAACGAGCATCACCATTGAGAAGTTCCCGACGGTGAACTATTTTTTCGTTTCCGCAGTCGCATCTGCAAAGCCATCTGGCACCTCCTTGAGCACTATTTTCAGCTCTTTCGATGACAACCAGCCTTCCAAATCTCTGCCCAGTCAAATCAATGACTTTACTCATTTTGTGTTTCCTTTCTTTCCATCTGCCAAACCTGACTCATAGGCAATGTTCATAAGCTTGCAAACATTATCAACGCACGAGACAAAAATTTCGTCGATATCTGGATTGTTCATATCGAAAGATTTCAGAAAAGATTCACGTGTAACAGGATAGTTCATTGTAAAAACCCCACATTCTACTTGACTTTTGTTTTCAAATAAAATAAAATGTGAGTAAGAGGAGCTTTTCTGAATGGGTTCTTCTCTACTTTGGGTGGTTAGTTATGTCGAGTAACTAACCACTCTTTTTTGTACTGTTCAAACTTCTCACGCTGTTCGTCACGGTTCAGCTTTTTGAAATCATTGAACTTCATAGGCGGCCTCCTTTCCGCTCCTCTTGCTCACAAGATATAGTATATACCATTGCGCAGTTACATACAATTCGCACACTGCACAAACTTTTGTACTTGTGTAAGTGCATATTGTACACTTGCGCAAGTGTCAAGCATAGTATATAATATAAGCAGAAAGCGAGGTGGAAATAATGGGAACCGCACGAACCAGAGCGAACAACAAATGGAACGCGAAAGCGTATGACCGGGTAAACCTTATCCTCAAAAAAGAGGTCAGCCCGACCAAAGAGGAAGTTCAAGCGGCTGCAGATGCCGCTGGAGAAAGCTTGAACGCTTTTATTGTGAAAGCAATTAAGCAGCGAATGAAGATAGATTAACTCTGTGCCCAGCTGTTTAGCTGGGCTTTTTTATTCCCCATACCTCCAGTGAGGTACTGCCGTGTTGCACAAATAGCGCAGAGCATCCGGGCCGTGATCCTGCTGTTTGATGGGCTTTTCCACGCCCATGAGGGCGGCTTTATCGTCCCACCGGTATGTGCCGAGCTCGTCCAACAAGCCGGTACAAATCGAACATATTTTGAGTTGCCTTTTACTCATCAGCGTCGATACCCGCCGAATACCGTCTAATACATCGTTCTCTGCCTCCATAACATAAACGCCCCTCCTCCTGATTGCCTCAATAAACGACGCTGCAGAGGGGTCAACAATGACTGCGCAAGGATTCTTGCCCATAAACTCCATAAAATTATCGGCATACTCTTCATCTGTTTTCTGCCTGTGCTCCTGGCGGCTGTCCCACCGGTATTCGCTTGTAATCCAAAGTGTTTCTCCGTCGTCATAAGCTTCCAAAAACACCGTGTCGTTAACAGTTCCATAGTCTACGCCAATCCACCGAACGGCCACAGAACGAAGCCAACAAGGCTCTTCACCCGGCTTGAAAACATTCTTTTCTGTGTCCATCATATCGTAGATCAGGCCCTCGGCCATCACCCAGCGGCCCAGAATGTAGCGTTCATAGAACACGCCGCTGTACATGCTGCGGTAGCGTTCCCGGGTGCGCTCATCCAGTGACGGGTTATCGTCCATCAAGAAGTGCAGATGGAGCGCCCGGTGCTTTTTGGCCTGTAAGATCCACTCCTTGCGGAACCAGTGCTCAGGGTTTTCCGGGTTGCAGTTGAACCAGAACTTTGCACCGGTAACAGAGCATCGGGCCAGCGCCTGCTCCACAAAGCTGCGGGGCATAAGCGCCACCTCGTCCAGAAGCACCCCGGCCAGCGTGATGCCCTGAATGAGCATGTAAGAACTTTCGTCCTTGCCGCCGAACAGGTACACCATGTTCACCTTGCTGCCGCGCTGCACCGTGAGAACGTGGCCGCTGCGGTTGTAGGTGATCTGGAACTGCTGCTGCAAGTACCGGACAGACAGAAGCGGCTGGACGATGTTGCGTTCCACCGCACCCACGCTCTTGCCGCAAAAGGCAAAAGAGCAGTGGTTGAATTCTGCCATCATCCAGAGCACGAAGGACAGGGACATGATGGAGGTCTTGCCAGAACGAACCGCACCGTCACAGATCAGGGCATCGTAGTCGCTTTCATACGGGAAGGTCAAGATCTGTTTTTGCTTTGGGGAGAAGCTCATTTCTTAAACTCCTCCTTCAAGCTCTTGGTGATGGGGTCGTCCTCAATGGTCTGCATATCGTTCTTCTGATTTTCGGCGATGCTTTCCACCGGTCGGTCTTTCCACTTGTCAGGCCGCCGGTTCTTCAGGTAGAAGATTTGGGCCGTGACGTTGGCCGGGACGACGACCTGTTCTTCCGCGTACTCGATACGTTCTTCCTCCAGTCGCTTTTTGCCGTCCACCTTGACGGTTTTCAGCTTGAAAGGCTTCTTGACGGTCACGGTGCGGGTCTTGCAGCTTTCGAACAGCTCATTCTCCACGATGTAGTCCGCGACGTCCTTGCCTCTTTTTAGTGCCTCCGAAAATTCGGGAAATTTGTTTTTCCATTCGCAGAGGGTCGATACTGAGCAGCCTATATTTTCGGCAATCTGCTTGTCTTTGAGGCCGTCTCTAGCCCACCCACGAAGCAGCGTCAGCCCTTCAGGCTCTAGCCACTGCTCATACTTACCTTTGCGGCCAATCTTAGCTCACCTCTTTTTCGAGAACAGCCTTTTCTCCAGTCAGGTCTTCCCATCGCTTTACAATGACATCGACGTACTTCGGATCATACTCCATCAAATAAGCTGTTCTTCCGTTCTGTTCGCAGGCAATCAATGTTGTCCCGCTTCCTCCAAACAGGTCAAGGACAATATTCCCGCTTTCAGTGTTGTTCTTGATTTGATAATCAAACAGCGCAACCGGTTTCATGGTTGGGTGCAACTCGCTCTTAACCGGTCTGTCAAAATCAAGAACCGTTGTCTGTTTCCTGTCGCTTGTCCATAGATGTCCTGCGCCATCTTTCCATCCATACAAGCAAGGCTCATGCTTCCACTGGTAATCCTGCCGTCCAAGCACCATGCTGTTCTTCACCCAAATGAGCGTCTCCCGAATCTCCCATCCCGTCTGCTTGCACGCCTGTCGGAAAATAAGTCCTTTGCTGTCTGCGTGCCAAATGTAAAACACCGCACCAGGTCTCATCACGGCATCAGCTGCAGCGAATGCTTTTGACAGAAACTCCAAGAATTCATCTTCGGCCAACGAATCGTTTTGAATTCGCAGATTTTCACTCGTTTTTCCGACATAGCTCACTCCGTAAGGCGGATCCGTAAGCAACATATCTGCTTGCGCCCCCCCTATAAGGGTTTTGACGCTTTCTTCATTAGTACTGTCCCCGCACATAACGCGATGCCTGCCGCATTTCCAGATATCCCCCAGCTTCGCCTTTGGCGGCGCGGCTTCGTCAACTTCTGGTGCTTCATCCTCAGCAACCTGCGTTTCAAAGTCAAAGTCGCCAAAGTCCACTTCTGCCAGTTCCTGTTCGAGTTTTCCAAAATCCCACCCAGACATTTCACCGGTCTTGTTTGCGAGGATACGGTATTTCTGCTTCTGTTCTTCGGTCAGGCCGGTGTAACGTACCACATCAGCAGTGTTCACATGGAGCTGCATCAAAGCAAGACGGCGAGTGTGTCCGCTGAGGATGACGTTGTTCTCGTCCACCTCAATGGGGTCAAGCGCGGTACACTGCCGCATACTTTCCGCGCAGGCGTTCACAGCTTCCGGGGAGATCACGCGCGGGTTGTTCTCATACGGAACAAGATCTTCGACCGGTAATTTCAGCAGCTCTTTCTGAATCATGTTATTCTCCTTCCGTGCAAAATAAAAAGCCCGAAACTGCTCAAGCTAAACCTCAAGCTATTTCAAGCTAAAAATCAATATAGCCGTCAGCCGGATTTGAACCGGCACCCACGTAATGGATGTGCGCAGTGGTTGGCTGTGCAGTGATGTTCCCGTGGTGTCACCAACGTTGTCCCGCCTTAAATGGGCGGCGCTCTGCCAATTGAGCTATGACGGCATATAAGCAGCACCCGTGCATTCAGTGCGTTGGACAGGCGTCAAACGGTAGGCACTGCTGCATCTGGAACTTTCGCGGCCAGATGCTCCGCTATTGCGCCGCCCCATCTACCCTCTAGGGTGCGCAAATGGCATTCCAGGCAGGGTCCGAGCCTGCAGCCTTTGGTTTTGGAGACCAACGCTCTACCGATTGAGCTACGGGAATATAAAACGCCGCCCTTGGACTCGAACCAGCCAGCAATATTTCAGCTGACACGCGCACCACACTGCGCTCAGGCGGCCACATGGCATTGAAAAAGCCCCGGGTTTGCGGTCTCGGGGCTTTGTTGACGCACATCCGGCGCGCAAGAAACGGCGCGCTTAGGATTCCGGCTCTGCTGTTATGGAAAAATGCGTGTGACATAGAGAAGAAAAAGCCAGAAAGGAGGTGTTGCCGGTGGGGTGATTGGTCCCATGCGTCAGGCGGTTGCGGGTACAGCTGCCCCGCGTTACGGTGCGATACTGTGGAGTCGAACCACAATCCCATCTCCCGGGTCGGTAGGCTGCCCATTTTTCGCAGGTATCGCATATAGAAGCAGCCCACGAAACGTGGAAGGAACGGGAAAGCATGAAAACCCGCCGGGTGGAACCGTTTCTGATGCCGCGTGGCAAGCGTCGCGCTCAAAGCGCTGAATCGCTTGTAATTATTTTAGCCTATCCATGAGGATTTTAACAGGACACCGCGTGTATAAAAACGCGCTTTATTTTTGTGCGTTTTTATCAAAACTGTCCCAGATTTCCGCAAGAGTGGTAAGCCCTCGCTTGATCCGGCTCCGAATGACGCGCGGGTCGAGAAAGCCCGATTCCTGCGCAATGACCGTTTGCGTCTTTCCGTTGACGTAGTATTCGCAGATGGCCTTGGCGCATTCCGGCAGCTCATACAGGCAGTACGCCCGCCGGGTGGCTTCCATGCGCAGATTGCACAGGTCGGTTTCCATTCGCTGGAGCCTGCGCCGCTCATCCACGATGTTTGCGGCGCCCTCTCCAACCTTGTCCCCGTTGCCCGGTGCCAGCGGCATGCCCGTCATGCTGGGCGTGATATGGCTGGCAAGCAGCCTTATCTGTGCAATTTTTGCACGCTGTGCCTCAACGGCCTTTTGACCGTCCCGGCACTGCTGAAACCATGCTTTGACGGTCTGGTAGTCCTCGCCACCGGCCGGCTTTGGTGTATCGGTGTCAGGTGTCCATGTGCGGGTCATTGGTGCTCCTTTCCTCAAAATCGTGGCAATACTCGGGCGAAATATCATACCCTTTGACTTTTTCTTTGTCTACAGAGCAAATATATCTGTTATACTCTTCGTTCCCATCTGGGAACTTTTTGCTTAAGTGGATACATCGTTCGCACAACCGAGGGTCTTTTTGTGGCTTGAACGGGTTTCTGAAGTCAAGAAATAGCCCCCATGCGGTTATTGACATCAAAAAGACAAAAAGCGAAATACCGAATAATTGAGACACGTTCTACTCCTCCATTTCTTCAATCTCATCCCCCCATGCGTCCCAACCAGGTGCGCGTTGTCTTGCAAAAAGCTCGACTCTTGGAACATCTCCGATAAGTTGCACGATCCTTTGGCGTGCTTCGTCTGGTTTTACAGAGTGGCCCGCAAAGGGAGATTGGATTATCTGAGATACTTTGTGACTCTGTATCTTGTTTTTTGCCCGAAAACCAGGCGTCACTCCTAAAAGGCAAACTTCTGCATTCGCTCTAGTGTACGCTCCCATACCCCAAAACAATTTGCCGGTTCTGTACGTCTTGACCCAAACAAATGCAGCCGTTTTATACTGAAATCCCCATGCTTTCATCACCTGAATTGCGTCTTCGTTTGTGGAAATGTCGCCCACAAAAACAATGCTGCTTCTCTTTTTGCGATGTTTTGCACGGGCAAGCGGCAAATTTCATCCGTCGTCATGGTTTTGTAGTGCTGTGCGGCGTTGCCGCGGCTTTTGGGTGACGTTCCATGCTGTCGGTAAGTCCATGGCGGGTCAGCATAGATCACCGCATATTTTTTATCAGGCAGATCCACTTTCATCATCTCTCTTCTGTGATTTCAATTTCCACCCGGGGTTTCTCCCGGTCAAGCTCCACCCGGCTGCCATCGTGGGCGGCAACGATCTTGCTGTTGTCGTCCTCCAGCACGCGGGCTTTCACCAGAATGTCAGTTGTAGCCTCGATGAGGTTTGCCAGATCGACCCGGCGGGCGGTTTTCATGTAGTACACGCACCTCACGTTCACGCGGGCCGAGATAGGGCTGTGCGGCCTTTTGATTTGCCGCAGGCAGTCCGTCTCATAGTCCACGTATGCCTTGCTAGGGGCCACAAAGCGCCCGCCTGAGCGGCTTTTGAGGATGCGGGCAGAGTTTTTCTTGGTGCGCGGGTCGCCGTATAGGGTCAGACGCATTGGCCGCCTTCCTTCATCATCTTCAGCACGTCATCTGCCGTGCAGATCGCATCCCACTGGTATTCTCCGTTTTTTGTCACCACGATCTGTTCTCCGCTCTTGAATTCGCGGTCGTAGGTATGCTCGATGCCCATCTCCGTGAGGGCGGCGTCCAACTTGTTCATTTCTGTCGTTGCCATTTATCAGACCTCCTTTGGTGGTTCAGGAAGATACGCCCAATGAGTTACATCTCCAAGTACAATGTACTCGTTGTGCTCTTGCCATAATCCGTCATAAGATAAAAATGCAATTTCAATACCGAACTTTTCTCTTTTTACGAGAACTTCTTTGTCTTTTTTGGGTAAAACTTTTTTGGCATCAAACCATATATTGGCGGGCTTGGTCTTTTTCTTGACGTACCGGGTCAGACCGTCCTGCATCACGGCGTGGGCATCGTCCATCGCCTTGCGGACGGCCTCGACCTCCCGCTCTTTCTTGAGCTGGTCGGGATGGATGGCCCACTTGGCCATCAGCTCGGATTTCGTTTTCGGCTTCATCTGTCCGCTCCTCCGTTCGCTCCCATGTACTTCTTGCGGCCCCGCTCCCTGTGGCGGTCCTCGTGGTCGTAGTGGTAGACCTTGCCTGTGTCCAGCATCTCTCGGGTGTAAGCGGCTTCTGCGCCGCGCTGGCGCTTGAACTCGGCGTACTTGGGGCATGTGTCGTGGCATACCGGGTGCCGTGCAGGGCAGTCTTTACACGGAGTCGTCGTCATTTTTTGCACACCTCCGTCCTTACAGGCTCGAACTCGTCAAACTCGGGGTATAAGACTCGTGCCCGGGAGACGGCGATATGCTCTGCCTCGCCGGGGTTCTTTGCTTCCACGATCCAGCAGTGGAGGTCTGTGCCGCCCTCGTTGCGGCACTCCACTAAAATCCTGAACTTACCCATTGGCTGCCTCCAGTCTGGCCGGGGTGTGCCCGGCTCTCAGGCGAGCAGCTTCCCTCGGCGTAGTAGAAATATCACCCTGCGCCTGCTTCAAAAATTCGGCACGGCGGTATGTAAGGTCTGGCATTTCAGCCAGCTCTGCAAGCCCTCCCACGCTTCCGGCATAGGATTTTGCCGCCGGGGGGAGTTGGTCATACAGGGCTTGCAGTTCTTTCTGTCCGTCACTACGCAGCAGCCCGCCCTTTTCGTCAATGCCGGTCACCATCGGGAACTTACGCCAGCTCAAAAATGTCTGTGCCTTGCGGGCTGCATCCGCCAGAGCGCCCCACTCTGCATCCGGGTTGATGCACTGGGAAAGCTGCTTGAAGATGTCGGCCACCGTGACCGGATAAACGCATACCCGGTTTGCCGCCAGAAAAGCCCGCTTGACAGTATCGCCGTCATAGTCGCTAAACTGGTACGTCCACACATCGATTGTGGTCTGCATCTCCTCATCGGTCAGCGGCCTGGAGCCCAGCTTGTACAGCACAAAATTCATGCGGATCAGCTTTGCCACGTCTTCCCGCGTCATGTCTCAAACCCTCTTTCTCTGTCCATCTTCGCCAGCACCCGGGTAAGCTGGTCGTCTACGGTTTCGGTTGGCTGCTTGCCTCGCGGTCTGGCTTGTCGGCTTTGTTCGTTGGCTTCCACGTCTCCCGGTGTGCGCAGGCCGTCCCGTTTCCAGCCGGACAATATGCCGTTGATGTAGTTCCACGACCGCTTCCCGGCTTCTGTGGCCTTGTCAATCGCCAGCAGGATCATCTCTGTGCTGTACTCCTGCCGCCACTTCTGCAGCTTGTCCAGTGCAGAGCGTGGGAAGTCCCCAACGGCCTGCTGATAATGCTGGACGATTTTAGAAAGTTCTACGTCAACGGCGGCTGGGGCGCCTTTATATACACCACCGTTAGGTGATATAACATTAACAGTATCATTAACAGTATCATTAACAGATACATTAACAGATACAGCCGGATTTGCCGCGTTTTGCTGCTTTTGCTCGGCAAAATCGGCATTTGCCGGATTTGCCGCGTTTTGCTGCTTTTGCTCAGAAAAATCGGCATTTGCCGGATTTGCCGCGTTTTGTTGACGTTTGCCGTTTGTTGCTTCTGCACCTTTTCGCCCTGCAGCGGAACGCTTTTCTCGCATTTCATCCCACTTTTTATCGTTTTCTTCCAGAGCGTCAGCCATAAAGTCCCATGCCATCACAAGCATCGGGTCTTCAAATTCCGGCTGTTCAGGAAAATCGAGCAGCGCCTCAAAAATACGGCCTTTTTGTTCCAAGGATAGGCGACGCAGCGGTTTTTTCCATGACTTGTAGAGGATTAGACTCTTTTTTTCTATCTCTTTCGTTTCGGCTCACCTCTTTCCTTGCATGCCCGTATAGCCAGATAGCACAGCTGCCAAAATCAGAAGGGGAGATCGTCCGCGTCGGAAATCTCGGCGAAGTCGTCGGTGCTGCCCTGTGCGTAGCTCTGAGGTTGCTGCGGGGCGCTGTGCGCGGCGTTTGCTTCTCGCACATGATTTGCCGTCTGCTTCTCGTAGGACGCCGTGGAGGGCTTGTCTGCCGCCTTGGGACCGCAAAAGCCGACTTCTGCGGCAAGAACCTCGGTTGCTGTGCGGTTGTTACCGTTCTTGTCCTGATACTGACGGGTCTCCAGACGGCCCTGCACGGAGATCATGCTGCCTTTCTGAAAATACTTCGAGACGAACTCCGCCGTCTTGCGCCACGCGGTGACCGTGATGAAATCCGCCTGGCGCTCTTCGCCCTGCGGAGCATAACTGCGGTCAACGGCGACGCGGAACGTGCACACGCTGTTCCCGCTCTGGGTGGTCCTCAGCTCCGGGTCGGCCACCAGCCGGCCCATCAATGCCACAACGTTAAGCGTGGGTTAAACCTCCGTCTTCCTCGGCATCGCCGGAACCGACCTCATAGTCGATGTTTGCGCCCATCAAGACTTCGGGGCACTCAGCGCGTGCAAAATAAGCTGCGGCGCGGTATTTCAGCATCATTTCGGTCATACGGGGCCAGTAACTACCTTTCTTGTCCCACCAACCATTATCTTTGGCCATCTTTACGGTGACCTTCGGTCCTTCAACCTTTTCGCCAGTGAGCTTGTCCACGCCAATCAGCCGGCAGCCCCAAGAGGGAGTGTTTTCTTCCCCCTCCATGCGGTAGCGAGTGCGGCCTGCGAACTGGCCGCTATTGTCGATCAGAGCTTTGCAGCTTTTGCCGCTCCATGTGGGCTGACCGTAGACGATATACAGGTTCTGCATGACAAAGAGCTCTGAAACCCCCATGCGCTGTGCCATATCGCAGGCGATTGCGCAAGAACCGGGGTTCCCGGCGTAGGTAGCGGGCAAAAAGCCCTCCGGCAGTTGTGCCAATGCGGAAGCCTTCGATTTCGAGAGCATCCACTTTCTCTCCTCCACGGTGAGCCCCTGCACCTTTTCCGCGTAAGTTTGGTTCTGAGGCTTCTGCGTAAGAACCGGGGCTGCAGGAGCGGGCGCGGTGGGTGAGAGCTGCTTCGCCATCTGAAGTTGCTCAACGGGTGCTTTGACTGTTTCAGCCATGATGAATTTCCTCCTCTGTAAACTTTACATCGATGATGTTTGCGTATCGCATGATGGATTCCAGCTCGGATTTTGTGCACCGAAAAACAAGCTTTCGATCTCTCGGTTCTTCCTTACGAACGAAATTTGTAAAAAAATCGTCGTCATACTCATCCGGGCGGTAACCTGTGCCGTATGCGATCATAGGCTTTGCAAGCTTGACCTGATATGGGTTCTGCTGAGGTCCCTTGTAATTCTCCGGCATTCCCATAACGGTGGCCTCTTGCAGCATGGTGCGGTATTCGTTCATGTAACAAAAATCTATGGACTCATACGGTTCCGGCATGATTTGCTCGCCTGCCGCCGCGTGGATAATATCAATCAGACACATAAGCTTCCCAACTCGACGGTAAATCCCATTGATGACACTTCGCGTCTCCTGGTCCCCCAATTTTTCATACCGGGCAAAATTGGTGAACAGCGCCACGGCGTGATTGATATCGCTTGTCAACTCGTTCCCCGTGCTGATAAGCCGGAACAGAACATTATCTTTTCCTACAAAGTGGAAGATACCCTCCGCCTTGTTGGAAAGGTCTTTGATCTGCGCTCTTTTTGCCAATTGGTTCATGCATTTAACCTCCTTTCGTAAAAAATCACTTTGCTTTGCCATTGCAGCTCCTGGACTCGCTATTCCTTCGCATTTCTTCGCTTCGCCATTCCATTGCCAGACTAATCAACGCATCGCCTTTGCTTTTCAATGCCATGCTATGCCGATGCCAAGCCTCTCCATGCCTAGCCTTTGCCTTGCCTGTCTGTGCTTCTCAGTGCCGCTGCGTTGCAGTGGGCTGCGATACACTGCCACTGCACAGCAGTTCACCTCATAGCCCCGCCTTTGCATCTCCACGAATTGTCTCGCATCGCCATGCCTTGGCAACTCAATGCGGAGCTTTGCCGTCGCAATTCCACGCCTTGCTACTCCGCCGCGGTGCGGTGCCATACGAACCATGCCGTTTCTCCGCGAATCAGGGCCATCAATGCCATGCCGCTGCGGTCAGCTCAGGATTTGGTAAGTAAAGCGGCCCTTGCCGCTGTTGCGCCACTGGCCGATGCCGCGAAGTTTGCCGTAGTCCAGCCACTCCAGCACGGCTGCCATGTGGTTGTCATCCAGGCAGGTCACTTCGATGATGCACTCGGAACCTGCGGGGATCTCCTCGGAGTTCACGAGACTCACGCGCTCGCCCTGCGCGGTCTGAGCGCGGAGCGGACGCTGGCAATCGCCGATTGCGCCGTTCACGTCAATGGGGATCATCCGGGGGGAGACAAAGATCAAGCCGTCGATGACCTTCTTGTAGGCGGTCAGCTTGCCGGATTCGTTCACGGCCCGCTTCTTTCCCGTCTCGGTTTTGCCGCCGATACGGCCCAGCATCGAGCAGGCGTCCTTGAAAAAGCCTTTGATCTGGTAGTCCCAGAAGGCGGGCCGCCCGTTCTCGTCCCGGGGGAAGACGGTCATGGCCTTATCGGCGGCCGCATCTGCGCCAATGGAAGCAACTTCGTCCTCAATGGTGGAAGCATCCGGGCTCTTGCTGGCGATGAACTCCCGGGCCACGTTGGGATTGGCGGGCCAGGTGCCCAGAACGGGTTCGATGAATGTGATTTTGACTTTGATGGTTTTCATGCTTTTATCTCCTTTTATCGTTGTTGTTTTGCAAGCTTGCCGTGCGGATCGCGGACGGTGTAAGTTAAATCGCCTACAGCGTTCCGCACCTCGGCGTAATCGCAGGTGTGGGTGATCTGGTCCGCGTAGTGGATGGCCTGCGCCGACGCGGTCACGGCGTCGCCATCAAAGCGCTTGGCCTCGTACCCGCCGCTTTTGTGGTAGGCGTAAACATGGTAGTGGGTCACGCTCTCCATCGTTCGTCCTCCGTCCTCTGGGGCCGGGCGTGGCGGCGGTTGATCTTGCCGTACTTGCGCCGCTTTGCGGCTTTCTCCCTGTCCTCTGCGGCAAAACCCAGACGAGCCAGCAGAACAGCGGCCAGCAGCAGCACCAGCGACACCGCAAACAGCGTGCCGGAGATGTATCCGGTGGTCTGCGCGGTGCCCTCTGCGCCCATAGCTGTGCCCATTCCAACGCCGCCAAAAATGACAGCCAGCCAGTAGTAAGTAGTAGATTTGAGTTTCATGCTTTCTGTTCATCCTTTGTGTAAACCTTTTCAAGTTTGTAAAAATCCTTCACCCACGCCATAAATCCGGCGCGAGAGATCAGCGGGGCGGCGCTCTTGGTGTCAATAGACGGCACCGCCCATGCCGGGAAGCTGCCGGCCTGAATCATACCGGTAAAGATCGGCTCGCTCACCGAGATGTTGTTATCACGCATGATCTGGCAACACTCTGCAATTCCCATGCTCGGCTTCACTGCCGCACCCCTCCTTTTTTTCTCTCAGCTGCCTGTGCCGCTGAGTCCTCGTACCACTTACCAGCCGGGTCGGTCTTGCAGGGATCATCCTGGGCTGCTGCAGCTTCGTCCTCTTCCAGCAGCTGCTTCAAATCCTCCTGCATCCAGTGGTAAATGCTGGCCTTCTCCGAAGCGTTTTCCTCTTCTTTGGTAGGCGTCTTGCCGAGCATA